GAATGGCCGGACGAGGAGAACATCGAAACTGCTTCCTTAAAAGCTGCTTCTTCCCAAGGCGAAGCCCCCCACGTTCCGCCGGACCCCCCGTCGAAACTCGAAGCATTGCGGCTCCGGGTGTGCAAGATGATGGGTCGCCGGCCTAAAACGGCTTGGCAGGAGAGCGAGCTGGCCAAGCTGCGGAAAGTTTTGGCCCTAGCCACACCGGACGATGACCTTGTTGCCCTCGAAGCCTACTACGAATCCGCTCCGCCGTATGCCCGCAGGGATGTGACAACCCTGCTGAACAACTGGAACGGGGAGATTGACCGAGCCTATCGCTTGGGGCCGGCGAGAAAAGTAGGCGCCTCCGATGGTCAGCCCAAACCCTTCCACCCCCACCAGAAGCTGATCGACGAGATTCGCTCGAAGCTGGCAACCCACCCGGCGGACATGGAGCGGGTTCTGGATAGCGGCCGGCAACCCACCCAGGAGGAATCCCGGGAATACAACCAACTCCGGGACAAGTTGGCTGGGCTGATGATGGACAACGGAGGTGGCAAGTGAGTTCGCGAATCTACGACCCGTTATCGACTGAAATCGACCGGCTTCCCAATAAAATCGACCGACTCCCACCCCACTCCATCGAGGCCGAGGAGGGAATCCTCGCCTGCTGCCTGCTGTCCCCGACGGAATCCATCGGTAAGTGCCTTGAATCCCTGAAGGCTGGTCCGGACTGCTTCTACGACCTCCGCAACCGCGACATCTACTCGGCGCTGCTGGCGATGTATGAGGCCCGCCAGCCGGTAGACATCATCACCCTCCACCAGAAGCTCAAGGCGGACGGGACGCTGGACATGTGCGGCGGAATGGCGAGGCTGTCCGAAATTCCAAACCGGGTTCCCAGCGCGGCCAACCTGTCCTACTACATCGACATCCTGCGGGAGAAGCACGTCCTCCGGTCTGTCATCGCAACTTGCACCACCACCATCGCTTCCGCCAGCCAGTGCGAGGGCGGGGTTGAGGAGCTGGTCAGTGGGTTCGAGCAGAACGTGATGGCCATCGGGGCCTTCCGGGTTTCCTCGGAGGCGGAGGATCACGATGGGAAGTCGGTGGCCATCGCTTCCTTCGCGGCCATCAACGAGCGAATCCGCGGGAATGTGGATGCCCTGCGGACGGGCTGGAGCAATTTCGACGGAATCACCAAGGGCGGGCTGAAGCCGAGCCGTTACTACGTGATTGCCGGCCGCCCGGGGACGGGCAAGACGGCGGTTCTGGTGAGCTTGCTGATGAGCGTCTGCCGGACGACCGGAGCGAGCGTTGGCCTGATCGAGCTGGAGATGGACGCGGCGGAATTGGGAGACCGGATGCTGTCCGTTGAGTCCGAGATCGACGTGACCGCGTTCCACCAGCAGAACCATCCGTCCGACGAGCAGGGCAAACAGATGGCTGGTGCGGCCCGACGGATGAAGGCCATGAAGTTCTCCATCTCCGACCGTCCGAACTCCTCGGTGGCCGCCATTGCCGCCAAGGCCCGTCGCTGGGTTGTGTCGAAGAAGATTCAGGTCCTCGGCATCGACTACCTGCAACTCGTCGAATCACACAAGGGAAAGGACCGCCGCGAGCAGGTGGACCACATCAGTCGGTCCATCAAGCTGCTCGCCAAGGAGCTGAAAATCCCCATCATCGTGCTGGCCCAGTTGAACCGGGAGTTTGACAAGGAGAAGAAGCGCAAGCCCCGCCTGAGCGACCTCCGGGAAAGCGGAAGCATTGAGCAGGATGCGGACTTCGTTGGGATGCTCTACGACCCGAGCGAGAAGGAGGAGGACGACAAGCGGGACCGCCTCAGTCCAGTATCCATCAACATGCTGGTGGCCAAGCAGCGAGGCGGCATTGCCGGGATTGACCTGAAGTTCAAGTTCCGCCCATGGCTCACCCGCTTCGACCCCGAATCCCCCATCCTCTAACCGCCAGTAAATTCCCCATTGACAATGAGCGACCAGGAATCAACCTCCCCCAACGACTGGAAGGTGGAGCGGCTGGACGGCGAATACTTCCGGTTTCGGGTGGGCAGCAAGTCAAGACCGGGCAAGTCCCACTTCGTTGACCTCGAAGAGGCTGCGTGGGCTGGCCAGTGCGACTGTGAGCGGTTTGCGTTCGTGGTGGGTGTGGAGCGACGGGCCGGCAAGAAATCGGAATGCCGCCACATCCGCGTGGCCCGTGAGGCTTGCAAGGATTGGCTGTGGTCCGAGATAGCGCCGATGATTTCCAGGCAGATGAACCAACAGAATACGATTCAATGAGCATCGGAAGAATACTTGTCGCCTGCGAATACAGCGGAACCGTCCGGGATGCCTTCGCAAAGCTCGGCTGGGATGCGTGGTCGTGCGACCTGCTTCCAAGTGAGAAGCCGGGCAACCACTACCAAGGCGATGTGCGGGACATGCTGAGCAAAAGCTGGGACATCATGGTGGCCCATCCGCCTTGCACCCATCTGGCCGTAAGTGGCGCCCGCTGGTTCAAGGACAAGGTGAAGGAACAGGCCGAGGCGCTGGACTTCGTGCGCCTGCTGCTGGACGCGCCGATACGCCACATCGCGCTAGAAAACCCAGTGAGCATCATCAGCAGCAAAGTCCGCAAGCCCGACCAAGTGATCCAGCCTTGGCAGCACGGCCATGGAGAGACGAAGGCAACCTGCCTGTGGCTCAAAAACCTGCCAAAGCTAACTCCGTCGAACATCGTGGAAGGCCGGGAGCAACGCATCTGGAAACAACCACCCAGCGCGGACAGGTGGAAGGAACGATCCCGCACCTTCCAGGGCGTAGCCGAAGCGATGGCCACCCAATGGACGGACGCAATTCTCAAGAACTGAAAATAAACGATTCAATGAGCGAAGATTCCCCCGACTACAAGGCAGCCCTAGCCACCCCCACCTACGACTCCCTGAAGGCCCGCATCCGCGACTGGCAACTGGCGATGGGGCAGCCCCTGCAAGACCCGAAATTCCACACCCAGCAGTTCCAATACGTCCGCGAGGAGTGGGATGAGCTGCTGGAGGCCCAGCTCTACGGGACGCTCAAGGATGAGGTGGACGCCATCGGCGACATCGCCTTCACGCTGGTCGGCCTTGAGAACGCTGGCGGGCCTTCCCATGTGAACAAGGCTTGGTTCACGCTGGAGCTGATCTGCGGCCAACGGGGATTCAACCTGGCCCAAATCCTTGAGCGCATCTGCGACTCCAACGAGACGAAGTTCTGGTCCGAGGAGGATGCCCAGAAGAAGATCGCCATCGGCGTCGAGAACGACGGCCACATCGTTGACAAGGTGAACGGGCGCTGGGTCGTCCGGGGCGCCTATACCAACAAGGTGGTCAAGCCGCCAACCTACAAGGCGCCAGACTTCACGGGGATCATCTGATGGCCATCAACCAGAACCCCAAATGCCTCGCCCGCAAGCCCCGTCCGCGCATCCCGTCGATCAGCAAGGTCCGCCATGCTCGCCTCAAGGAATACGCTACGCTGCGGAAGCAGTTCTTGCACGCCAGACCGCGCTGCGAAAGGTGCAAGAAGAAGTCGACCGACATCCACCACAAGCGCGGCCGGGTGGGGCGCCTGCTCTGCATGAGTGAGCACTGGGCATCCGTCTGCCGCCCCTGTCACAACTGGATCGGCGAGAATCCCAAGGAAGCCCGGGAGCTGGGGCTTCTGTGTGAGCTGGGGAAATGGAACACGCCATGACTGAGAAAGAATACGATGCCGAGCGGATGAGGCAGTCAAAGAATGGGGATGCCCTGCTCGCTGCCGGGTGGGTCCATTGTGAAATCAGGCCGGAGTTCAGGGGGCCAGACTTTCCGGGAACTGAGCAGTATCCTACCGGGTGGTTCCGTGGCGGGGTGTTTGTGTCCGACGTGGCCAGACAGGCATACCACTGCGTTGAGCCGCACCATATCGAGGTCCACAACTACCGCCCGGCCGTCAGTGATGAGATGGTTTCAATCCTGCAATCCAAGTGAGTATCACCAGCAAATGGTTCCGTGAATATGAAAGACGCAAACGTGGAGAGCCTGCTACCAAAGAACCTGATGGCAGTGGGCGACAAGATGGCCATCACGGTGAAGTACGTGGTCCCGTCCCTGAATGCGCTGTTCGCGATGAACCACTGGCAAAGGGCAAAGGCAAGAAAGCTGACGGCCGCCGCTTTCGCGTCAGCGTTGTCTCCCGAAGGAGTCGCCTTCTTGACCCCGACAACCTTTGCGGGAAAGGAATCGTCGATTGTTTGCGCTATGCGGGAGCAATTGAGCAGGACGATCCAGGATCGGTCGAGTATCGCATTAGCCAGGAAAAAGTCTCGAAAGGCTCGGAAGAAACCGTAGTTACGGTCGAGCGAATTGAATGAAGGAGGTGATTATGACGTGAAGGGTGGCAAAAAGAAGGGAGGCAAGAAGGGCTGCGGCCACTAACTTGCCGGAGCGCCACCATCAGTTGGTGGCGTTTCTATTTCTACTCTACCCATCCCATTCCCTCCACCCCCATGTCCCTCAACCAGCACGTTTTGGACGGGAATCTCGCCGCCCACGGAATGTAGCACCAGCAGCCCAGAGTCATCTCCACCTTCCCATTTTGATCTAGTAATATTTCCCCCGCCGTTCCGCAAGTGCGCCTGACGGAATTGAAATACGGGCATTGATTGCACGTCCTTATTCTTGCGCGCCAACGCCCTCCGGCCTCTGTCGTCGATAATCTCGTCACCGCCCGCAGTGACAGGATCGACCGGAAGAACGTCCACCCCAATCTTAGTGCGGCCCCTACTCCCAGTATACGGAACGAGGAAACTGCCGCCCGGACCGTCGCCACTTGAAAGGGCACCAGCCGGTAGCGCAGTTTGCGCCACAAACCTGTGGAAAACCGAGAGTATTTTCGGGTATAGGCGGGTGATGATCCCACCCCATGACGTTGTATATCCATTACGATTGACGAGTTTTGCGCGGTCGGCCTCCACATTCCTTGTGTAGGCGAACCATTCCGGGTTGGGAGTGACCTCCAGAGTCCACTGGAAGCTGCTCACTGGCCCCTGTGATTCGACGGCGCAGTTGACGACGTTTCGGAGGAGGGCGGGCAGCTCAGTTTCCTCGGCGGACTTCCTCAGCTCCTTGTCACGTAGGCGCCGGAGAGCGTTTGGAAATCTGCTAAGCACGATTTGCTTCCAATTGGCCCTATACGGGAATGCGTGGAGCTGGCCGAACCCAAAGTCTACGTGCCTGAGGTCCCCGACCATCCACCGTGGCATCTCCTGCGTAATGGCGATCCAGACGGCCTTGAAGGTGGCAAGGTCGGCGATGGCGGACCGTTTCCACGCGGCCTTGACGAACGCCTCATCGCTCACCTCGTCGTCCTCGCTGCATTTCAGCTTGTCGAACTTGATGGCCTTGGCGGACTTGTTGATGCCCTCGTAGCGTTCGTGGTATCGCGGCGTGATACCATAGACCGGATGGGCCACTTCCTTCCACCACTCGTCAGCCACGATGGGCATGGAGGCGTTCCCGGAGATGGAGTTGGCGCGGACCAGCTCCCCGACCAGCTTGCGAATCTTGATGGGGACGGCCCCGGTGAGCAGGACGGCCCAATGGGGCTTCCCATCGACGGTGCCCCCGGTGGCGTAGAAGGGGACGGCCCATTCCGGGCACTCCATGACCCAGAGTTGGCGGTCGGTGGTTATGGCAAATTCACTCACAGGATCATTACCGTCGGCTTGGGCTTGCTGGCCCCCGGGACGCGCTTGTTCAGCTCGCTCGGGACAGCGCAGGAAAGCATGTAGGTCAGCGCGTCGAAAATGTGCTTGTGTTCGGAGTGGGGGTCAATCGTATTAGTGCCCGTTCCTGGCCGTATCTGCTCCAGCATGGACTGGACGCGCTGGCAGTTCGACCCCACAAAGATGCGCTGCTCGAACAGGAGCCGATGGAGGAGGTCCCGGCGGGCGGCAACGGAGTGGCGGCCCTTGCGGACTGGCAGCAGCCGAATCTTCCCCTCGGAATACTTCTCGATCAGCATGGCTTCTGTGCCATTGATGGTCATCGACTGGTTCATGGACGACGTGTCCGACCAGTGCTGCCAGAGGACCGGGGCTTTCCCGTGGCAGGCTGCCCGCCGCTCCTCCCAATACCCCATCTTCTCCAGCACGACCTCCGTGAAGTTGCTGAGTCCCCGCTTGGTTTCCTGAAGCCACACCTGCTCGTCGATGATGTCGAAGGCAATCTCACCGTCCACTGACCGGGGAACCCCCATCACCCAGGCGGTGTTGAGGTTGCCGATGTCCCAGCCCGTGTGGAATACGTGGGATTCCCGGGGTGGGTCAATCAGCTCCCATTCCATGCGGTCCCGTTCGGACGTGAGCGTGGGGACAATGTGGGTTTCCTCCCGATACACATCCTCGAACGTAGTTCCTTCCGTGACGAAATCCACCCACTCCCCGTAGTAGTAGCGGGCCAGCTTGTTCTGGTCGTTCGCGTAGGTGTCGTGGATTTCCTGCTTCTCCTCGGCGGTCAGGAAGGAGTTGTCGTCAATCGTCCAGTGGATGCGGTCGTGGTCCTTGATCTTGTTCTCGATGAACCGCTTGTAAATCCAGTGGCGCTTTCCCTCTTGGGCTGGGTTGGTGTCCAGCAGGAATTGCTGGCGTTCCCGGGATACAACCATCGAACGCAAGCACTGGCTGATGGTTGCGAACACGTTCTCATCCTTGAAGTTGTCGGCCTCGACGAGGTTCACCAGTGAGAACTTCACACCCTTCAGCTTCTGCTCCACCTCATGGTCATGCTCCAACGAATGAAGCTGAACCTCGCTTTCCCCGCCGTAGTAATTGCGGACGCGGAAGTAGCACATTTTCGTCGTAGCCGATATAGATGGCTCCTTAGTGATCTTCAGGCCGGCATATTTGGCCCATGCGTATAGTCTGCCAGACCCCGTGTTCACCAAATCACCCCACACACCAAGCTCGCCGTTACGCAGGGTTCGGGCTATGATTCCAACCACAGCCCCATCATTTTCCCAAGCGTGACGGATTATCTTGTCTGCAACAGCAATAGTCTTTCCGACCCGACGTGGGCCATCAATCAACAAGAATCGGCTGTAATTATTCAAAATATCAACCCCCTTTTGGTTCATTGGGGGAAGATTAAATGCGTCGGACATGTCGGTTAGGCCCTACAGGCTAGTGCGGTTGATTTTCGACTGATGTGTGATGCGAATTCACCGTGGTGAATAACCTCTGCGGCTCTTCTGGCCTTTGCGGCTTCTTCTTTAGAGCTGAAGAATCCCAGGTGTATATTCCTTCCGTTAATTCCGATTTGAGCCTGGTATTTTCTCAGCGCCCTACTCCAGCTAACGCCCAAAATACCAGTCGTTGAGTTTCGCTTCCCGAGCGTATTTCTGCCATTCTCGGATACGGATGCTTCGCGAAGGTTGGCAATCCTATTGTCAGCCGAATTTCCATTGATATGGTCGATGCACTTGGTTGGGAAACGCCCATTCACAATAGAAAACGCAACCCGGTGGATGAGCATATTCTTGCCTAGAACACGAACTACCAAGTGGCCCCATGGATTTACCACTGACCCAGTTACAACCTTCCCATTTTTCCTCCGCCTCAAAACACCTGTGTCAGGGTTGTAATCAAAAACCTCCCGCAGTATTTCTGGAGTAATTTCCATACGAACAAAAAGCAGCCCTCACGAAGCCCTGGAGGTGCATACGCACTAGGCGTAATCAGGGCCACGGAGGGCAAAATTTGCTTGTCCAAAAATAGGCCCAGAAGGCACCACACCTCCAGACCCAACGACCGCAGCTTGACGCTAAATTCCACAGATGCAAGGCTGGAGCTGCTGGATTTGCTGCGACAACATCTTGTCTGGACTTTGCAAACTGACGGATGCAGCCTCCACCCCAGACATGAAGGATTTAGGCGAATCTTACGAAGGGGAGCCGGTTATGCTCGAACCTGCTTCCTCCAGTTCAAAGAAGAAGACCTACCCCAAGCTATGCTTGCGCGACAAGACGCTGGCGGCGGTATTCGGCAAGGAAATGCCCAAGGTCGGCACCGAGATCGAGGGTGAAATCATGCTGAAGGTCACTGGAATCCGGGACGACGAATACGGCAAGAGCGTGGATTTCGACGTGGTTTCAATGGAGTTGGAGGGAGCTGAATCGGAGGAGGATTCCGAGGAAGATGGCCAAGAATCATAAGATTCTGGTCCAGACCTCCAAGGATGGGTCGCTTGCCATCGGCATCCACGCATCCAAGTTGGTTCCCAGACGGGTAGCAAACAAGCTGGTATGGTCGCTTGCAGCCATCAACGAATTAGCCGGGTTCCTGATCGAACCCGTTCCGGGCGTGGTAATCCGCCCGCGCATTGTTGTCCGTATCGAGGGGCGAGCCTCGCGGCAGGCAATGGAAGCCTACGCAATCCATCTCGCACGTAACCGCAAGCTGTCCCTATGCTCGATCTCAAAGAACTTGAAAAGAAGGGTTATTCAGAAGAGGCCCTCAAGACCATCTTCCAAAAGGATACCCATGTCCTGAAGAAGTCCCACCCCAAGGTTGCCGAGCTGATTGATCTCCATGTCAGCCGCATCGACGACGGGGTGATGCGTTCCCTCCAGCGGTCCCGGGAGTTCTGGGCCATTGACAAGGCTTACGATGTCAGCCAGGACCAGATTCCCTACACGCTGGTAAAGGGCCTCATTAGCAAGAACGTAGGCCCCGAGGAGCTGCTGAACGTCGCCAAGGACTGGGGCCTGGACCACATGCTCACCGGCAAGGCGGACGCCAACGGGAATCCGATTGGCTGCGACGGGAAGCGGTGCGACAAGGCGGCCCAAGCCTACGAACTCCATCTCCCCACCTTCTTCACCATCTACGTGCCGCTGGTGATGGCCTACCACAAAGCCCGGTGGGCCAAGCTGTTCAACGACCGCAACGTGGACCCGCTCTACAAGCTGGAGCCCACGATGCTGTCGATGAAGCGGAAGCTACAAACACGCATCATCACCTCCCGCATCCGCCGGATGACGCAGGACATGGGCTACCAAGCCTACGAGCGGGATTCCATCCACAACAGCCTCCTCTACGGCGTGTGCATGAACTTCGCCGAGGACTCCTGGTTCTCTGAAAAGCACGTCTTTAACGGTAAAGAAACTGTAACCAAGTCGGGTATCCCGTTCACAATCCCCCACCCGGGCCGGACTTTCTGGGACCTTACCAAGCCGCTCCACACCCTCAACACTGATTCAGGTGTCAGCTATGCCGGATACTGGACCATCCAGCGTCTGATAGATGTCAACGCCGAGCCGGCCTATTGGAACAAGGAGAAGATCGAGATTGGCTCCAACTCCAAGTGGCGTTCCTCCGGGCTGTTCCAGCTCTACCAGGAGCTTTACCCCTGTGCGGCCAAGTTCCCGGACAAGCTGATCGGGCCTCAGAACGACCGAATCCAGGAAGCCTTCCGCTACAACTACTCGTCCGACAAGGATTCCGCCATCGACGTGACGGTGATGTTCCACCGGATCATCCCGAAGGACTGGGGCCTGTATGACTACGACCGCCCAGTGTGGCATCGCTTCGTCTACGCCGGCTGCAAGGTCATTCACGTCAAGCCGTTCCCCTATTGCCCAGCCAACGTCTACCAATACGACGCGGACGGGAATCGCGGGAGGGTCACTGGCATCGGCCTTGAGCTGCTTCCGTATCAGGACCACATGGGCAACCTGTTGTCCCAATACCTGCTGTCGGTGAAGAAGAACCTGACCCGCATCGTCGCCTACGATCAGGACATCCTCTCCAAGGACACCATCGACACCATCCGCAACGACGCGGAGAACGCCCTGCGTGGCATCCAGTTCGTCCCCTACGACGCCCGGGAGCTTCGCAACATGGGCAAGGGCGGAGTTGGTGAGGCCCTCACCCCCCTGCCGCTCCAGCCCCAGTCCACCCAAGAAGTCCTGAACGCCGTGACGGCCCTGCTGTCGATGGTGGAGCGGGCGCTTGGGTTCTCCCCGCAGGAAATCGGAGCCTCAGCCTCCCACCAGCAGTCCGCCACCGAGGTCATCACGATCTCTAACAACACCTCCCAGCGCCTCCAGCTCACCGGCTCCTTCATCGACGAGGCCATGGCCGCCAGGGCGAAGATGCTCTACGAGGCGATGCTGGCCTACGATTCCGACGAGGTGCTGGCGGAAGTGGCCGACCTCACCGAGGATGGGGCCAAGATTCTCAAGGAGATGGGCTTCGAGCTGGAAGAGGACGGAACCCACTCGGTTGGCGTCCGGGGTCCCAAGTCCGCCCTCATCCTTGAAGGCATCGGCATGTTCAAGGACCCGTCCGGCCGCATCAACGAGCCCAAGGTTGCGGAGCTGATGACAACCTTCTTCGACCGGATGCTGAGCAACCAAGCCATCGTCCAGACCGTTGGCGTGAAGTTCCTGTTCGACCGGTTCAACGACATCACCCAATGGTTCCAGCTTCCGGTGGACTTCCGGCTCCCGAGCAACTTCAAGGACCCCAACACCGCCGAGAACCAGCAGCAGGCCCAGGAAGCCCAAGCGCAGCAGCAGCAGGCCGCCATGCAGCGATGCAGCAGATTGCCGCCGAGGTCAGCCAGCAGGTGGTTGGGCAGGCCCTTCAGCAGGCCGGTCAGCAGATTCAGGAAGCCGTAGCTGTCCCGTTGGCCGAGAAGCAGGCCCAGCTTGAACAGGCCCTCATGGGCATCATGCAGCAGGTCCAGCCCACCCAGCAGGCCCTTGCCCAGATTGCCCAGCAGATGCAGGCCGACCAGCAAGCCAACCAGCAGGCCATCACGCAGGTTGCCGGCGTCACAGCTTCCCAGCAGGGTCAGATTGACCAGATTGCCGGGGTGCTGAAGGGGATTGACCAGACGATTACCGGGCAAGTCCCGATGCAATGATCACCGTCAAGAAGCGGGAGCTTACAAGGTCGGCAACCGACCCAATCCAGATGTGGCTTGCGGAGGACGCAGCCTTCAAGTTCAGGGCGGTCCTTGCCGGAAGGATTGCCGAGCTTGAGGCTGAGTTCGTAAACGAGTCGATGAGGTGGTCCACGAAGCTCACTTCCGGGGAGGTTCCACAGAGCGCCCAAAGTAAATTGAGCCTTGCAACTCGCTACCAAATAGCCCTAGATGTCCTCAACGAAATGGGCCAAGCAGACGCGCCCATGAGCCACGTAACGCTGGAACTTCCGTATGCCTGATCCTATCGAATCCGTCGCCGAATCCAAGATCGCCACCACCCCGCCCGCCGAGGAAAAGCCGAAGGCCCGGGAGACACGCGAGGAGGCCGCCGGGAAAGCTGTGAACGCAGCCCGTTCCCTGTTCAGCCGGATGAACAACGCCCCCGAGGAAAAGAAGGAAGACGAGAAGCCCGTCGAGCCCAAGGCTGAGAAGAAAGCCGAGGCGCCCAAGGCTGACAAGCCGAAGCAGCCGCCCGAGGAAAGGAAG